TGGCCACCCACCTCTTCTGAATCTTCATTAGAGGTCTCTGCGATACACCAGAGGTCCATACATCATACGGACTTGGTGCCTCAGTAAAGTACTGAAGAAGAGCAGAGCGGTTATCGGTCAACGGTATTCGTGCTGCACTCCGTTTAGGGTGCTAACGCGTACCTCGGCTCGCTGCAGGAGCGGATTCCAACGACTTCTAAGATCGTTGTGAAACCGCCTGGTGCGAGTTTTGAGACCAAAAACCCCAGATCGCATAGGTACCATTGGAAGATCCAATGGTAATGTCGACGCTATGTGTCGACTGGTGTGCAGCAAAAACTTCTTGTAAAAGTTATTACTACACTCAACCGTCATAGCTAGCGATTCTGGTTTACCATCGTTCAGTCCCTTCCAATAGGCAGGAGTCACATCGACTCCTCCAAAGGCGTCAACGCCGCAAGACTCTCTGAACTTTCCAGTCCAGAATGACTTTTTGTCGTTGACCTTGAAGTGAAGAACTTCAAGGGCGCTGAATAACAGTTCCCGACAGTCGGTTGGGATGATGATGTCATCCCCAAAGACGGACACTTTCCTTGAGATACGTCTCACATTCTTCGGAGTAGCTTTTAGCTTTCGTACAGTAAGTACGACTGCGAGGGCTATCCCTAGGAACATGATACTCTCTATGGGGAAAGTACAGGCGCTTCCCATCGTTGAGAACTTTCTCAATTCGATAAACTCAGGCACTTTAGGTGTCAGAGTCTGTCGAACACGACGGGTACGACATGCGGCAAGGCAGGTTAGGAGAAACGGATTTTTCCTAAAGAACTGACCAACCGCATGACAGGTAACGCGATCGCTGGCAGCCGACAAGTCGACTGTAGCAAACGCCCCAGAACGGGAACCATGTAAGCAGAGGTTTTGGTTACCAGATTGATCGCGAAAGCGAACACATCTAGAAAGCCATCCTCTTCCCATACGGTTCTCGAAATAGTGCCAAAGATTTTGTTGGCACCATTGATGACTACATGGTTCCGCGGCAATAAGCCGGGGTTTCGTATAGTCTTTGGGGACCGCGACAAGCCGAGAGAAAGGGAGCACGAATGCTCCACATTCACTGTGGCCATCACGGTTGTCACCGGCCCAATCTCGAAAGTTATGGTAACCACAACTGGAGATTGGGAATCGTTCGTCCAACGGATCTGGCCAGGCCACCCGGAGCAAGTTGTACTTGTCCGGCCGCCCAGCTTTTTCCGAAATAGCTCCTGGTCCGTGCCTGAACGTCCAACGATATGGGTCGTAAGGCCCGAGCGTTGAAGTAAGAAAACTTGACACGAAGTCAAGGTTTCCCAGGAAGGCTGATAGTCCTCTGGAACGATGTCCTTCTGCCTCTTGCGAGAGAACAGATGGGCATCCCACAGAGTCCCGCTCATGAGATAATAGAGCGTGACAATCCAAGCGTTGCCCGTAAAGGGGCGATCTACTGAAACCATGGTAGGTCTCCTCAAAAAGAGCTTCGTCTGGATTGGGGTTGACCCAAGCCAAATCTGGCTCAGGTAAACACCTATCGATATCCTGAAAAGCGAGAACTTCGTCCTCGATTTTCTGATCACTACAAGTGATCTGCGTCTTCTTAGCAGCAAGTAAAATCTGCCGCAAGAAGAAAACCGCTTGGATATCATATCCTTCCTTCAGAGCACCTGTCTCGTGAAAAACGAGTAAGTAGAGTCCCCGAAGAAACTTCGGGATCACTACTCTGTTCGAGTACCTCTTTGTT